TATGTTTACATTAGGTTCTCACCAAAATTAACAATCAATAGGAGATTATATGACAGAACAAGAATATTTAAGCGCAATAGCTAACCTTGCTGATAAGGTGAGTAGATATCATGAAAGATTATTAGCAGCAGAAAGAGATTTAGAAAGACACATTAACAGTGCAGACCAACATCGTTGTGAAGACTGTGATTGTGAGAACCGCTAAAGTTCTCCGCCGTCACCAAACACTTCAGGCATTTTAACGACTCTGATGGTAACGTCTTTGGCTTTTGTTTCAGACCAAAGTTTACCACAGTCGTTACATATGCCAGTGGCTTTTTCTTCATCATCAACTTCATTTCCACAATTATTACAATAAATTTTTACGTAAACTTCAGGTTTTAGAATTGGTATTTCTTTATCACCAACTTTTTCTGTGCCGATTTGTTCAGCGTCTTGTACTTTTTTACCTATGTTTTCTTCAGACATTACGTAATCTCCATTAAACTTACTAATATTTTTACACCATTTCCAAGTATTTTAATAGCATCTTGTTGCTCTAAAACCACAGGATGTGTAAGAATCTCTGATTCTGCACCATCTGCTAAACTATCTTTGTAAAGCTCAATTTCTAATGGTGAGCTAGCATCATAATCTAATACAGCTACAGTAGTTGTTACTGCACCGCCTGTTTGATTAGATAATCTAATGCTTTTCACAATAGCTGTCGTAGGTAAAACAGGTGGAACTGCACCTGAATCTGCTGTAGGAACTGTGTAAACAGCTGTATTCGACCCTGTTGCGGTCTTAGAAAAACTTTTAAAACTATCCGCCAAGGAAAAAACTCCTTGCTGTGGATTCATCTTTTATATCTTGTTGAAATCCAAAGTTTAATTGTTGCGTAATCTGCTCTAACACACGAATAAGCGCATCAAATTGTGATGGTTCGTATTCTGGTGTTGAGTCAGGTAGTCTAGTTGTTGCAATTTTAGCCATAAAAACCTCCTTGAGGATTAAAAAAATATCCTAATCCACTCATGTTAAATCTAGGTTGCATACCAAAATCAAAGCGTGGTTGCATACCAAAGTTAAATTGTTGTCCTCTATTTTGTAATAAACTAGCTATACCTTCTTCTAACTTTGTTAACCTATCTCCTAAAGTAGAAAATTGATCTCCAAAATCTGTTAGTTGATCTTTAAAACCTGTAAATTGTTCTTGAAATGGATTAACAGTTTGAGTTGAAGCTATTGCATATTCCTCTGGTCCTGAAACAATAGGATTTACAGTGCGAATAGCTTTTCGTAATCCTGCAGGATCTGAAATTTGTGGAAGTGTTTTATCTCTCATGTCATCTACAAAATTATTGCTAGGTGGTAAATCTGGTAAAAACTGTCCAGATTGAATTAATTCTTCTTCAGAGTCTACTTGAGATAACTGTCCAATCGGATTGCTTGGTGTTGCCTGCTGTGCGCCAAATGTTGGATTTGCTGGCTCTAATAAACCTGATAAGGGAAACTGACCTCCATACTCTTCCATAGTTTTAGTTGGATATCCTTTAGTATCCATGACATCTTTAAAGTAAGCTAAAAAAGCAGGTGTTTTTACATCTCTTTGTTGCATTCGCATTTGCATTCGTTCAACTAAAGCATCGCCTTGTAATTGATCATCTTGAGGTCTGATCATTGCACCTCCAGCCAAAGGATTTCCATATAAAGGTTTTTCAATCATCGTCCACCATCTGGTTTTACATCTAGTCTAAGCGTACCATAACGCCAATTAGCACCTACATCGGTGCTTCGTATATCTACATTCGCCTGTCTACCTCTACCACGTAGATCAAATTTAGTAGTATTTGTTGTTATTGTTCTTGATATATCAGTTGAAGTTTGTGAAGGAAATGATTTTAAACCTAATTTTATGGTTGCATCTCCTACTTGATCTTTAAAATCTGGGATCCCTCTGCTTATAGAAAGCATTTGTTGACCATCTTGTATGTCAAAATCACCAGACGTTATGAATGCTGTCATAGCAGTGCCATCATCATCAAATCCTACTTCATGCTCATAGAAAGTTGTTGCCCCAGCTGTCAAACCTAAAACAGTTGGCGTTGTAGCTGTGTTGTTAGGAAAATATTTTGTTGCGTATGGTTGTTGATACACACCGTAATCCGACCAAGAGGTTCTGTCTAAATTAGATGTATGCCATGATTTTTCTAAATAATTATATGTAACTGCTCTGTCTATTTGTGTTGACGCTGCAGAAGGGTAAAACCACGTTATTTCATTAAATTCCGAGTTAATACCTGCATAAGTTTCAGGATAATTGGCAATACTAAAATCTTCAAACACATAATCTTGTACGCTACATGGTAATTTTTTGACTGTACCATCGTATAAATAAAACGAATTTTGTGACATCCAATAAGCTACACCATTTATATCCACGGCTGAGTGCACACCAACAGCACCACAATTGGCGCCAAGCTCTACTAATGAAAATGTGAAGGGAGCGCCTACAAACTGCAAAGCATGTAAAGAATTGTCTGTCCACACCAATACGGCGTTTCTAGATCTAACTGCAGCTACTATTTTAGAGCCATCCTGTATTCTAAAAGAACCAGAAGTATTAGTTGCTGTTGGTGTCCATGTTGTAAAATCCTCTTGTGATGAGAATCGTAAAAATAAATCATCTCTTGTAGAGCTATCTCCGATTGTAGTTTCTGTGCCAAATAAAAATACGTGTCTGTCAGGCATTGACACAAGATTAAATCTAGAAGTTGTAGGAGCTTGTGATATGACAGTCGCCCTTGTGCTTAATCCTGCCGATGTATCCCACCTAAAAGTACCACCTTTATGCACTGTAGCTATCAAATCTTCTCCAAAGTTATCAAAGCTCCAATTTCTACCATCTAGTGTAACTGTTGAAGTAGATCTTGGTGTATTCCAAGTGCCTGTGTTCCAAGTGCCTATACCCCAACCATAGCCATACACAGAGGCATCTGGCCCAATACTAATTTGATAATTAATATTACCAGTGCCACCACCTCCAGAAGTAGATCCAGAAGCATTGCTTGTTTGTGTTACAACGTAATTATTTGAATCTGTTATTGATGTTATTTCAAATTCAGCATTCATGTCTAAACCGTCAATAGCACTAAAAGAATCAAAGGTTACAAAATCACCAAGAGAAGCTTGATGGCCATTATCTGTAACAGTGACGTTGTTAGTTCCATTTGTCGTAAACGGATTGGATATGCTGCTTGTTGTTTTTCTAATAGGTGTAACATCAGCAATTGTACCCTCTGTATAAATATAAAATTTTCTATCTGTTCCGAGAGCCGTGTACCTTACACCATCTAAAGATGTCCATGCATGAATATCTCTCGCTACACCTATAAGTGTGTCATCAATAAGTTTTTGCCAACCACCCACTTTTTGTGGCAAACCATAATGAAATCTTACATTGTCAGAGTCTATCCAACGTCCTTCAGCGCCATATTCGGTGTTTTGTTTATCTATTCCTGGTGCAAAATTTAATTTTGTTAAAGGCATTATATTCTCAAAAATCTAAATTCTACTAAACCATCGCCACCTGAACCACCAGGAGCGCCTTGCTCAGTTCCTCCACCGCCACCGCCTCCACCTTGGGAGCCAGCTTTACCAAATTGTCCAGACTCAGGAGCGCCACCGTTACCTGCATCACCTCCTGCACCAGCAGTTCCTGCTAAATTAACAAAAGATGCACCTCCTGGAGATCCAACACCATTAGCATTATCACCTGAATATCTGACACCATTTGTGCCATTCGTTCCATCACCTTGTTGATTAAATGAAGCACGAGGTCCGCTTGTAAAAGTAGTGATATCAAGACCGTCTGTGGTTGTCCCAGTAGAAACTGGAGTTGCAAATCCTGTCCTTGTGCCACCTACACCTGCAACTGAGGCAGGAGCTGATACTCTACCACCTGTAGACACTGCGCCAGATCCACCATTTAAAGTAAATATAGGTCCTGTTGTTGCACCAGATAAAGTTGTAGCACCACCTGTTGTGCCTTGTGTATTAGTTGGTGGTTCACCTACACCGTTACCACCTGTGCCACCAGCACCTATTTCAAAACTCAATATTTCACCACCTGTCACAGTGAAAACCATATCTGATATAAATGCACCAGACGCACCTCCACCGCCACCATCTTCAAAGCCAGCTTGATCGTAGTCTAAACCACCACCTCCACCGCCGCCTCCAGCGACTGCTTTTTGTATATGTATTTTATTAGCTAAAGCTGGTACTCTTGTTGTTAAAATTTGTGTGGTGTCAGTAAAAGTTTGAAAAGAAGTAGTTTCAAAGATGTTATAAAACTCTTTCCATACGCCTCCTGTTTTGACGTACGCATTTAATATTGTTTTGTTTGTAAAACTTGTAGAGTCTCTACAATACATTTGATCAGGTGTATCACCCGATGTATCTAGTATTCTCCAATCTCCACCATCTTTAACATACATTGGCATGGCACTTTATGATACCTTCAACCAAATATCTCCGTCACTACCACCTGTAGGATCTCCTGTGCTTACAGTTCTATTTCCATTAGCATTTGTACCCGCAGTTGCAGATATAAAAGCTTGCACGTCAGAACCAATTGCAACACCTAAATTTGTTCTTGATGTACTTGCAGCAGATACATCGTTAAGGTTATTACTTGGTTTCAAAACGCCAGTAACAGCAGCACCAGAAAATTTATACTTAATAGATTCGTATGTTGGCATATTATTTCTCCAGTAGTTTCCAACCAAATGTTGCTC